AGAAGATAAGCAAAAGGATATACTCCGTAAGGTTAGACTAGCTAGTATACTTGGTACGTTCCAAGCATCACTGACTAACATCAAACGTCTACGTCCTAAGTGGGTACACAATACAGAAGAGGAAGCATTACTAGGTGTGTCATTAACTGGCATCATGGACAATGAGTTCATGAATGGCGGTAGTACAGACAGAGGACACTATGGTAAGAAGAGCCTACCTGATTTCTTAGGAGAGCTGAAGAAGGAAACGGTTAAGACTAACAAGGACTGGTCAGAGCTACTAGGTATTCAACAAGCTACTGCAACCACAGCAATTAAACCAAGTGGTACAGTCAGTCAGCTAGTAGATAGTGCCAGTGGTATACACACTAGACATAGTGATTACTATATCCGTAGAGTTAGAGCAGACTCTAAGGACCCAATAGCACAGCTAATGGAGGACCAAGGTATACCTGCTGAACCTGATGTAATGAAACCTAACAGTGTAAAAGTATTCTCATTCCCTATGAAAGCTCCTAAGGGTGCAGTAACTAGGAACGAGAGGAACGCTATTGAACAACTAGAGCTCTGGCTTATGTATCAAAGATACTACTGTGAGCACAAGCCTAGTGTAACCATTAGTGTTAGGGAACATGAGTGGATGGAAGTAGGTGCGTGGGTATACAAACACTTCGATGAAGTATCAGGTGTTAGTTTCCTACCTCACTCTGACCACACATATCAACAAGCACCGTATGAAGAGTGTGATAAAAAAGCACATGATGCTTTAGCTAAGACCATGCCTAAGGAAGTTAACTGGGATTTGATTAGCGAGTATGAATTAACTGACCAAACTGTAGGTACTAAAGCACTAGCCTGTACTGGTAGTGTATGTGAACTTGTTGACTTGGTTGAAGAAGAGAGGGATATAGAATGATAGAAAGTATATTATTAATTATAGCTTTACAAATCATTGTTATAAACCTGACTCAATAATGTGGTATAATAGAGGAATGACGACTGTAAATTTAATTAGAAAACTATGGAAAGAAAAGGTGTCAGTACCTGTGCTACAAAAACAAGTAGACAAAACACTGTATAAGATAGATGTTAAACTAAAACAAAGGAGTAACTATGTTAGAAAAGATAAAGAACGGAGCTGATGGTGCGATAGATGTTGGTATCAAACTAATCAGTCTATCAATTGTATTACAGATTATCTTTGGACAAAAGGTAGCTTTCCTCACAGGAAATGTAATCGGTTCTATACTTGATATTGTTTGGACACTAGGTAATGCAGGACTGGCAGGAATTATTGCAGCTGGTATCGTCTGGAAACTACTAGACAAAGACATTACAAGTGGAGGTAAGTAAAGCCAAGCAAACTTCTAGCGGTCTTGTTCAATTGGATAGGACTGCTAGATTCTACTTAAACTTAAAAGGAAATAACATGCCTTTAAACAAAAGCACAGACATAAAAGAATTAAAGAAGTTCGATATTGACTTGTCCTTTGGACAGCAATGGGAGAAGTACATTGATGAAATGTTCTCCGGTGCTAAGACTTGTGAAGTAAAAACAGAACGTGACAGATGGGCACAGACAGGGAACATCTGTATTGAAAGTCAAAGCTATGGTAAGCCGAGTGGTATTGAAGCTACCGAAGCTGACATGTGGGTACACAACCTAACAATTAACAACGAGTTAATATGTAGCCTTGTGTTTCCTGTAGATAAACTAAAAGAAATCCTACCTAAGTTACCTAAGAAAAGTGTAATGGGTGGGGATAATAATGCAAGTAAGTTACAGCTAGTTAACCTAGTTAAACTTATGGAAGTGATAAAGGATTTGTAAACAACCCTTTAAACCTATCTAATTCTTCTGCTGATTTCAACCTATCTTCCATGTTAGGCTTACTAGGCTTCTCATATTGCTGAGAAAAAGTCTTAGTAATATCAGCAGTAGACCCCTCATCAAAAGACTTCCGTATGGCTTTCCTCGCAGGTCCTCCTAACTCTAATGCTCCTGTATACTTTCCTTTAGCATCATAGTTATCATTGTATACAGCATCAGCCATAAATCTAACTTGTGATTCAGCTGAGTCATCTAACCCTTCCTTCTCTAAGAATTTAAAATAGTATGGCTTTTGAAAGTCAAACTGGAAGAGTCCATATCCGGGTCCATTGTCCTGCTTTTTAGTGTAGTCATAGGTGTACCCTGTTTCAACAGCAATGTTGGCTAGAACGCCAGTTATGGCACGCTCAGGTAGGTACTGAGATAACAGTCCTGCTATGTATAAGGGGTTAGACATTAATACTTACCAACACCTAAGTAGGTTTTAATGTAATCTTCTCTGTCTGCTTTCTCTGGTATTTGATGTAAGATTTGTACCATCTCATCTCTGTCTAGTTCTCTAATCTGACTAGCCATTTCTTTTTCTTTATTACCAGTACCACTTAAATCTCTTAAATAGTCTTGTCTTTTTTCTTCAACTCCTAAGTTATCAAATATTTTTTCAGAGTTCCAAGAAAAATCGTTGTTGTTATTACTAAACATTCCTGCCATTTTTATCTCCGTTATATGTCACGCCATGCGTCTTTTAAATATCCCTTGCCCGGAATGTTCGGAACAAGTCTTAATATAATTTTATCTATATCACCTTTTGTTAAGTCACCTAAAGTATCCAAAGCATCTGAAATTGTAGGTCCAGCTATTCCAGCTAAAGCACTGCTTCCTCTTTCTCCTACTTGTTGTAATGTATCAAACCATAAACCAAACGCTCCTGCATTACCTATGCCGTTTATAAGAAGTTCAAATGCACTTCTGTTTTCCTCTATATCTCTTCCAGTTAACAATGACCTTACCTGTTCAATAGCATTACCACCTATGCCTGCAAATGCCATGTAAGTTAATAATGGTGCAGGGTTTTTATTAATAAACAACTCATCAGCAACACTTCTTTTTAAAAACCTAGCTTGAAAAAACATAAATGATTTAAATTTAGTAGCTAGTTTATACCAAGGTTTACTCCAGTTAACAGGAAGTGTAGCAGATTCACCTGAAAAGTTTACTCTTTTATTAAACATGTGACCTGCAATAGCTATGTCTTGGGCACTCAGTTCTGTTCTTAAAGGGTCAGCTACTCCTAACTCTTTCATCTCTCTCTGTAATTTGTTGGCTATCTTTGAATCGCCTTTACCATTCTTAATTAATTTTTGTAGTTTAGTATGTAAGTATTTAACATGACCAACTCCCATAACAGCAGCACCTCTTCTGTTAAGTCTTTCAACACTCATAAATCCAGTCGCTCTTAAAAACTGTGTTGGCTCATTTAAAAATTTTAATGGACCTTTAAACTCTCTATCAATAATACGAGCTGAAGGAGAATTTTCAGTAACTATCTTAGCTAAGTCCATATCTCCTAGTACACCTACAGCGTTAATATCAGCCATGTCTTGTGGTGACTTTACTATAGCTCTTACTAGAGAGCTTATAGCTTTATAAGGTAGTGTAACTAAATTACCTGAACGAGCAAGCTCAGTTGTTCCATTAACAAAAGTCTGTGTAGCATTAGGAATAAAGGCTAGTCCTAGCTTATGGTTTTGTAAAGCATTAATCCTAGAGATAGCTCTTCCTGACATCTTTGAATTAACATCCTGTACATTTTTTATTACTGCAGACTTTAAAGGGTCGCCTACAGCAGTAAAATAAATTTCCTGTACGTCCTCTGCTTCTGTATTTTTACCATCTTTTCTTAATTGTTTAATAAACTTTGTTACTCTTTCATCATTAGAACCAAATCTTTTAGCATATTCATTTCTTTTAATAGTATCAGCAAAAAACATCTGCCATCTTTCAGCTGCTGGAGCCATGAAAGGGTCAAGGTCACGTTCCATTCTTGCAGGAATAACAAACTTCCTAGTTTTTTCTAAGTGGGTAGAGCGTTTAATGTTTGTTCTATCCATTGCATTCATAAACCAAAGACGTTTAATATCTTTAGCGTTCATCTCTCCACTTAAAAACTCTTTAGTATATTCTTTACTTCCACTAATATTTTGAATAAGTTTTTCAGTTGACTTAGGACTTTTCTTTAATGCAGCTTGAAGGTAATTTTTAAATTCAGCTGCACCCTTAGGGTCAGTTAAATAAGCAGTGTTCCATATACGTGGCACATAAGAAGTATCTTTTATAAATTTATTAAAATCTTTTCTACTAATAACTCCTGACTTAGCAGCATCAGTAAGAACAGCTTTCTTGTCTTTAAGAACCATGTTAATATATTGTTTTTGTACAGGTGTTACACCTTTAGCATTAACTCCATTCTCTACAAGACGATTAGTATCTCCTAATTCCTTTTTATTTTGTTTAATAAAAGACGCTATCTTACCGTTAATTCTAGCTACGTTTATATCTATAGCTACATTAGCACCATACATGGCTTCACCTAAATTCCTAGCACCTGAATTTATTAATTGAATATCAGGACCATATACAGTTCTTGCAAGTCCTGAGCCTATTTGGTCGTTAATATATTTATAAGTATTATAACCCCATCTATTAAATTTAGGTAACACAACATTACCTACATCTACCATGTCTGCCATAAGAGCCTTTTCACCTGCTTCAGTTTTTTCTACTCTATCTCTAGCTCTTAATATACTATCATTGTATTTTATATCGTCAGGTGTTTTTACTTTACGAGGAGGAATAAGCTCTGATTCAGCTAACCTCTGTGTTCTAGGAGTAACTAGGGTTGATTGTTCAGCAATAAATTTTTCTTTACTTGGAGTACCTAGTATAGCTTCTTCCGAGTTTCTAACAACAGTAGGAACAGCATAATCAAAACCTTCTGCTCTCTTTTTAACTACTTCTGCTTTAACGTCTTTAGAACTCCATCCTATTTTTTTAAGAAATTTCTTTAAAGACTTCTCATCTTGAACAGCTAATCCTATTTCATCTATAACCTGTTGGTTGCTTAGGTTTGATTTTATTAAGTAGTCATCAGCTAAGTTTTTTAAAGTTGCTTTTACAGCAGCAGAGCCACCACCTATGCCAATACCAAAACCATAACCTGCTATACCTCCAGCAAGAGCATCAATACTTGTGTCTAAAAGATTAACATTCTCTTGTACTCCACCTTGTATAAGAACTCTTTGGTCAGATAGATTATCAGCAGCCATGTAGGTAGCACCTACTTTAAATCCTTTATTAGCTCCTTGTGCTATGCTTCCTGATAAGAACTTTTTAATACCTACTTTAACAGCTTCTTTTTCTAGGTCTTTCTTTAGTAGCTTTTTACCACCAAACTTAATTAGTTGTCTAACTATATTACCACCATAATAAGTAGTAGGGTCTGACAGTATAGCTGCTGTAATGTTTTCCCATTTAGCTGAAAGACTAATACCACCATCATCTTCACTACCTAATAGTTTTTGAAAGTTAACCCATTGAACAGCAAAGTCTTGTTTCTGTTCGTCAGTCATCTTTAAAGACTTTAAACCTTCTATACCTTTTTTAGCAAAGTTATATTCAAAGAAATGTTGAGCTCTTACCCACTCGTTTATTAACTCATCTTTTGTTTTTAATTTTTTATTTTTGTTATAAGCACCATATGTTCTTTGTAAAGATTCAAGAAGTGGTCTGTTACTTTTCATATCTTGAATAGTAAACTCTTCTCCACCCTTTAAATCAAGACCTGTACCTACAGAGTCCATCCAGTTAACGGAACCTTCCGCACAATCTTTACCACCTTTTTCAAATGTACACATAGTATCATTTAAAAACATTTTTCTTTTATCAAGGATAGCTTGGTATTGCGTGTTAAGATTTATTTTTCCTTGCTCATCTCCTTTTTCATCTAGCTCTTTCCACAAAGATTGATACTCATTTCTTTTTTCCGTATAAACATTTGTCCAGTAATCAGAAGCTTCTCCATCTTCACTAAATGTTTTGTTTAATTGATTAACTTCCTCAAGAGATTGGATTTGTTTTTCAGCTTTAGATACACTTGTAACACCATATGCTGTATCTCCTACATCCAAGTAAGGTCCTGATGGCATCCATCCTTCAGATTCTATTCGATTGATTTCATCTTCTACTAAATCATCCTCTGCTTTTTCAAGAGGATTATTAGAAACTACTGATAGATTATTTTGTTTATCTCTAATCCACTCAGCTCTTGAAGAGTAACCTATAGGGATTCCTGCTGGCATATTATTAAGGAGTTTCTTGTATCATTAATGCAGAAGAACCACTGCCTTGTCCAGCACCTTGTCCACCACTAGCTGTGTTAACAGCAGTAGCCATAATGCTTTGTAAAGGATTCTCTAAGTTTTTAAATTCATTCCATATTGAATCAGGAGTAACTCCTCTATTTTTAGCAAGGTAATAAAGTTGAACTGCTATATCATTTTCTGTATACAAACCCTCTTCACCATCTTTACCATCAAAATCTTTTATTCCAAAATCAATATCCTTATCTACAAATTTAGTAATTCTGCCAAGTTCTGTTTTACTCGGAGGAGAATAAGAAGTTTCAGATGCAGCTGCATTAGCAACAGCTCTCTTATAATCTACACCTGTAATACTGGTAACAAAATCTTCTAGTGTTCCTTTGTATGAACCACCTGCAGTAGACTGAGCATACTCATAAAGACTAATAGAGCTTTCTTTTTGAATAGTTTTAAGATTAGATATTAGTTTTTGATAATCAGTAAAGCTTCCATCATACTCTCCATTTGCTACAGCAAACTTATAGTTTTTACTTAACTCTGTTTTATCAAGATTACCAATCATAGCTTCACTTTGAATAATGTCTTGCTCAATTCCTCTTATTCTTGCCTCATCAACTGTTACGCCACTCTTAGAAGCTGCAATCTCTTGTTGGATTCTCTCAATGTTAGCTGTATTTAACTCTGTATTTAAATCCATTTGTTGTTCTGCTAACTCTACTTGAGATTTAGAAGCATTAATAACTTGTTCAATCCTGCGTATATCAACATCTTGAAATACACTTTTTAAATCAGTTAATATTTCTTGATTGCTTACACCTGCTTTAGATGCAGCAATTGCTTGGTCTATTTGCTCCATTTGTGTTTCAGTATAAGTCTTAGATAAATTAAATTTCATTTCCGCTAAGGTATCACCAGCAACAATTGAACCTGTTTGTGCTTCTAGGTTTGCAAGCTCCGCTAAGTTTCTTGAATACACGTTAGCTGTGTCCATCATGTTTTTAGCTTGGTCATAAAAACCACCTTGCCACAATGCTGATGACATCTCTTGTAAACTTTCTGGTTTGCTAGGGTCAAAATCAGGGATGCTTGCAGTAATTTCTTGAAAGTCAGTTACTCTTTGTTCAGCAGTTGTTACTCCACCTAGACCTCTACCAACAGACCTGCCAAGCATACCTCCTGCTCTACCTGCAGCATTAGTAATAGCCTGCCATCCTGTGCCTACATTGGCAGAAGAAGCTTCTCTTTGATTAGCGTTATCTATTAGTTCGGCTTCATATGCGTTTAAGCCTGTAAACATTCCTTGTTCTGCCATAATTATTCCTTAGTACCTGTATTGATTATTCATTTCTACAGCTGGTCGAGGACCGCTGCTTACTAAATTATTCATATAGTTATCAAACTTATCATATTTCCTATCACCAAACTGTTCCATAGCATTTGCCCAGAAGTTTGCTTGTGTACCACCAAGACCAAGTGCAGCCCCTTGTTGTGCATTACCTGCATATTGAGCTCCAGCACCCATAAGTCCAGCCATTTGTGCACTCGTGTTTGCATAGTTCATAGGAAGATTACCTATAGCAAGTGCAGTTTGTCTGTCCATCATTTCTCTTTGTCGCATTGAATCTAATGTACCTTGTGCAGTGGCATAAGAGTTAGATAATAATCCAAGTCTTTGCTGTCCTTGTGCTTCCTGTAGTGCTTGCATTTGACCTGCACCACCTGTACTACCTAGTCTACCTTGTTGTAGTAACCTAGACTCTTGAGCCAGTGATTGCCTTTCTTGTTCAGGTGCTACTAAACCTAGCTGTTGATTGTACAGTTGTTGTTGTAATGCCATTGGGTCTAAGTTCTGTATCTGTGAAGCAGTATCTCCTGCTCTACCCATTAGTGCATCATACTGTGCTTGTAAGTCACCACTTAAAGCCATGGTTGAGCCACCCTGCTCATCATATCCAAAGCTACCAAATAAACCGCTAACGTTTCTAGGAAGGGACCTTTGATATGCTTGTTCACCTGCCTGTCGTTGTGCCTCAGCAGTTTTCTTAGCTGCTCTGTTTGTCATTATTCCACCTATTAGTGAACTAGCTATTGCTCCCCACATATTATTCTCCTATCCTTATAATCATATTAAACCCCATTATCTCTTTGTAGTGTACAACTCGTGTCACCATTGTGTGATGTGTTAGCACCTGTAACTGAATGCCCTTCCCATAAATAAAAATAAGACGAATCATCACCTACAAAATTTCCATCACTTGTGCTCATTCTATATCCTTTTCTTAACTGAACTTGATATCTCGAATCACCGCCCGGTCCAATATCATAATAAGCATTTTTAAAAGCAGCACTATAACTACTTTGCATAGTAGAAACTGCTGTTTCCAAAGCACTTGAGTCCGGCTTCATAGTAAAACTAAATAAATTAGAATAAGAACCACCTGTTCCCCATACTTTAGTGCTTCCAAAATAAACTTCTCCTAATGCTGTAGGTGAGCTTACAGTTGTACCATCCTTTACTATTGTATGTGTGTACCAATTTAAAGCTGTACCATCAAAAGTTATAGACATTATGATGTGCTAATAGTTAATGTTGTTCCTGAAAGTGAAACTTTTACTAGACCTAATGTACTAGCAGTAGCTCCTACTGGTTTAGCTGCTTCCACAAAAGCTGTTGTAGCTATTTGTGTAGTGTTTGTATTAACTGAAGCAGTAGGTGCTGTAGGTGTTCCTGTTAAAGCAGGACTTGCTTTTTTAGCAAATGAAGTATCTACAAACGCTGTTGTAGCTACTTGATTAGTATTGGTTCCAGCAGCAGCAGTTGCAGCAGTAACTACTTGGCTTGTGTTTGCTAAGTCTGCTTTAGAGTTAATAGCAGTCTTAGCTGCAAGAAACTCTGTATTAAAGTCACCACCACTAACTATCTTGTCTGGGTCTGAATCACTTAAAGCATCCTTACCTGACCAAGCTATTTGTAAATTATAATCACTCATCGTATTTTTCCTTGTTTTGCCCAAATAGAAATGTTTTGTAAAGAAGCTTTAAACCCCGATACCGTTTGTATTATCTGTAGTCTAACAACTTTAGCTGCTTTTGACATAGATACTTTGTACTCTGTAGGTTGGAAAGCAGGAGCATACTTGGAATTACCATACTTAGCCTGTCCCCACAAAGCATTGACTCCACCAGTAGTAGGGTCTAATGTAAAGTTAGCTGATGTAGGAGTAACATTGTAATCTCTAAACCAGTTAAGTGTTACGTTCATGTTCTTACCACCTGACCATATAGCTAAGAATCTTTTTAAAAACTTAGTTATGCCCGGCTGTTCAAAATCTAGCCAAGTAGTTTTAAAATCTGCTTGATATGTGTTGTCTACATCTTGATAACATTTACTTGTAGTAGATTCCCATGTGTGTCCAGCAGTAGTACATGCACTTGATGTACCATAGGTAGCAGTAACATCCTTTTTTTCTACATCATAAAATCCTGAGTATGTTGCTACTTTTCCAAAGTTAGTAGTAGCTCCTAAACCAATATATAAAAAATCATCTGTTGATAACAAAGCCCCAGGATTTTTCTTACTATCAAAGTTCCAAGTTGTTATACGTGGTGCACCTTCAGGAGTTGTAGATTTAAAATCAAAAACATAAAGAATATTTTTACCACCAAATCCTAATAAATATGTTCCAGTAGATAAATCATATTGACCTTTAACTTTGTTTAAATCTGCAGTAACAATGTTTGTTCTTATTTCATCTTTAATAGCTAAACTTAAATCTGTCAATGGCATCTTATCTTGTACCATTGTACGAGCTAGTGAGCGTACACCTGATGAACTTAAGAATACAATGTCATCACCAATGACTTGTACTGAATCCCTAGCTACACATCCTACACCTTCAATAACTTCATCTAATTGAAATGAAGCAGCAGCTGGGTCCCAAGGGTCATTGTAAATAACAATGTTATTCTTACCAAAGATAACTAGCTTACCCATAAAAGAAGCTAGTGCTGTTATTTCATCACCTGACCATACAGTTTTTAAATCTACTGAACCTGAAGCACCACCATTAAATGTTTGACCTATTAATGTATCAGAGTAATAAACTACATCTTTGTTTTCACCTATATTTCCTACCCATATCCTACCATAATCTCCTAGAATACAAGAAGGTGTAAAAGTAGTAACGCCAGTAGGTTTGTGATAACTACCTACATCTTCTAAATCTTTCCATGTAGTGCCATCATAATTTATTGGTTGATTACCTGCTTGTACTCCATAAAACTGGTTATTAAAGTTTGTAAACTGCCAGTTGCCATTAGTTTTAGTAGTGGCTGAACCACCAAAAGTCTGTGCATCTAAAGTATAAGGAGTGTTAGCTGTGTTAATTTTATATACATTAGCACCAGCTCCAGCAAATAAAGTCTTAGCTCCTGTTGCACTAATATACTCACCTAATGATTTAACTATTAATGTATTAGCTGTAGGATTGCCATCAGTATCTAAACTGCCAGTATGGACATTATCTGTTACTTGTTTAATTCCTTCTCTAGTAGTAACACGTCCCTTTTCATCTAACATAATATTGTTAGCTGTTGTTAAGAACTGTGGTGGTAAACTAGAAGCCGATGACTGCCTGTTTAATCCATAGATACCTATAGAGTCTAATACAAGGGGTTGTATTGGTTTAGACGCCATTCCAAATTACCTCATCTGAGTGTCTACCTACGTCTTGTTGAATTGCATCTGATAATGCTTGTTGATATTGCATCTGTGCCATGTCTGACAATGTACCTCCATCTTCGCCACGTTCAGCGATAGCTCGTGCCCATACCCCCATTATAACAGGAAACTCTGGACATGTCAAGGTATCTGTTGCATTTGTTAAATCATCTTGTGGGTCTAATAAATAAAAATTTATGTTATAAACAGCGTCAGGCTTAGGATATATCTGAGCTGTAAGCAGTCCACTACTTACTCCATTAATAGAAAAGTAAGAAGGAACACCTGAGCTATCAGTAGGATATTGTGTAGACCTAATCCATGAATCAGGTACACCTTGTAACATTTGTCCTTGTTCTTGTTCCTGTACTGATAATGTTCTAGTACGTTGAGATGTGCTAGGCAAGTTATAGCTACGTGTGTCAGCTACAGTAGCTACTGTTTCTACACGTCTTAGTGCTGTCCAATCCCAAGCATCTTCTACTTCTCTTTTAACTTCATTAACAAAGTCACCTATTAATACTTGGTAGTCTGATGGACCAGCAGCATCTATTAGTGCACCTGACCAGTCACTGCCTATACTATCTTCTCGTAGTCTACGTAAGACTGAATTAATAACTTGTCTATATGTCATATTATTTTCCTTTTGCTAATTGTGCACCGAAGTAAAACTCTACTATCATGGTTGCCCATCCAAATATTTCATCCATTTTAAGTACAGCACCTGCTTCTATTTTAATATACTCAATAACATCTGGTGTTAACTGAATACCTAAGAAGCTAGTTCCTTCTATTATAGTAGGTATAACTGTAGGAACATCAAAGAACACAGGAGCTATTTGTGTAAAAATAATTAATGCAAGTATAACTAATATAATAATCCTTCTATTCATAGCAGCCATAGGTGACTCTTTGTCAGCTCTATCTCTTGCTTGATTAATAGAATCATTACGAACCTGTAGATTCTGTATCATCATCTTCTGTTGTTCTTGTGCTGCTTGACTCTTGAGTGCAAACAACTTACCAACAAAGCCTAACATTATTGGTGCTACATTAGTTAAAAATGCTATCATATTGCTAACCTCATTGCTTCTATAATCCCTACTTGTCCTATAATGTACCAAGCAAATGCACCAAACACTCCCCATTTAATTTGCATTAAAGAAGTGTTAATTTTCTGTATGCACAAATTAGTGTCATCAATCTTGCTAAACAGCTTTGCTATTTGTCCAGAGTGTTTGTCTAATTGAAGTTGCATTCTATTAATATTATCTTCCATATCTCCCTGTTAGTTTGCTAATGGGTTGTCCAGTGCTCTTTGTAATCTTGTGTTAAGTCTTTCTTCTACATCTTTAATCTTTCTATCTGTATCAGAATAAAGAGCATCTCTTCTCTGGTCAAATCTTGTGTCAGCATTGTCAATCATTGTTGCTAAGTTTCCTTTTTGTTTCTGTAACTTAGTTTCTACATCATTAACAATACTTTCAAGGTGTCGCATATCTTCTCTAACATCCTTCTTTACTTCTTTAACATATGTTATTTGTTCATCAACATTAGATTTAATTAAGCCTAACTCTTCTTTAAACAAATCAATCTCTTTACTTACAAATTCCATATGTGTATTTACTGTAGACATATGCTCATTTATAACTGCTAAATCTTTTTCTATAACAGACAAATCAGGTGACTCAAATGCAGAAATCTTAGCTTCCATATCTAAGTATCTCTGATATACTTCAAAACCACCCCACAGAGCTCCAAGGATTGTCCCTAAGAGGGGTATTATTAGTAGAGCCTTACTACCCCCTACCTTAACTCCTGCGTACTCTATTTCTGCCATTGTAGGTCCATCAATTTATTGTGTAGTATTTCATTAGCCAAACCGTTTCTTAATCCTCTTTGATTATCTGGTATATCCTTGTCTAAATATATACCCTTATCTTCATAAAACACACCATCAATAAGTAGTTGTGTATTGTAAGTATTAAATCCAGCATTAAAGTTTAAGAGTGCAAGTATAAGACTTTGTAGTTTTTGCTGCTCTTCTAGTGATGCAGCTTCTCCCATTTCAGTTGCAAGATTCTTTAGTTTGTTACCTATAATCTCTCGCATCTTATCTTTCTTACTTGCTTTCTTTGCTACCTTTTTTAATACCGGTTGCTCTACAACTTCTTGTTCTGGCTCAGGCTCTTCAATACTTTCTTCCTGTTCCTCAACTGGCTCATCTTCTGTTGGCTCATCATCCTCAACCGATTCATTCTCTGGCTCTGGTTCAGGTTCATCAAGCTCCTCTTCAGTTGGTTCAGGTTCTAAAAACTCTTCTAACTCTGCCTCTAATTCTTCTATCAGTTCCTCTTGTGCCATCTCTTCAAACAATACTTCCATCTCTGGTATTGCTTCTTCTAATGTAGTAGAGATTAAAGTGTAATCATCTAATGCTTCTATCTCTATTATTTGGAAAACCTCTGGCTCTTCCAAGACGTATACCGATTCAACATCTTCCTCATCAACTTCCCAAACTTCTTGTACATCATCCTCAACATATTCTTCTATGTAAGCATCGTCCCAACCATCACATCCGTAATCATACAAAGGGTCCAATGCACATTGTTGATTATACACATTATCAGCATAGACTTGTGGGTAGTATAAACAACTGATATGACTGTCTGGTATTACACTGCATACACTCTCTCCACCTGCTATCTCTACTGGGTCATCTTCTTGACTGTTCCAAAAGATTGCTCCACTTGTCGGATGATTATAGAACCATTGTTCGTACTCACCTTGACTTAAATCTCCTACCACTGCTACTGTTACTGCGTGGTTAGTTATTTGCACCTCTTCATAGTTTACATCTATGTTACCCATTGGGTATATTGTTAGGTCAAATGTATTTCTTGTATTGGGTAGGTAGTATTCTGACAAATCTTCCCACATATATTTCTGGAATGTTTCGTCACCTTGTGTATAAAATCTACCTATACCTGTGTCTATTAAATCTGTGTTCCAAGGCATTATGGTGTAATTAAATCTTACACCTGTGAATGAACTTAAGTCCTGTCCATCACAACACAACCCATCATATACAATGCCAGTACCGGGTACATCAAGAGGGTCAAGAAACCCCACAACACCATTACTAAACATAAAACTAGTGACATAACTATTTCCATAAAAAGGAAAGGTAAAGTCAAGAGGTACTTCCACCCAGCCATCATCTGCAATCTGATGCTCAATTATCTCTGGGTCAGACCACGAGGATAGCGAGCAAGATAACGCCAATAATACCGCTAACCAATTTCTCAAGAAATACTCCTCTATCCATATTTGCTGTCTGTTGTTTCCTTGGAATCTTCTTAGGATTCAATCTCCATTCTGCTGTAGCTTCCTGTCCTATTAGCCCCTCACCTGTAGTGGGCGAGTTTATCGGGCAGGGAGTTCCGGCAAATTTCATTGCGTCATACACCGACCTCGTTTGGCACATTAAAGCAACTGCTGCTACCTTCATACCCATATCATATAATACTTTAGCATTCTTTAATCTCATACAGTTCTCATCTGAGTAAGCCTGTCCTGTACTGATACCTAGTATTTGTGTCTGCACTGCTCCACTAACTCCTACCATACATAAGTCACTATTACTTGCGTTAATGCTAGGACTAATTGCACTAGGTGGGTTTGTCCTTATTGTACTCTTAGCATCTGTACTTGTAGTTACTGTGCTATTACTTGTACTGTTTGTAACGATAGGGTCAGCAGCTTTAACAACAGTAGGTATTACTAATGTAATCCAAAATATTGCTACTACCAAACCTGCAACTATATTGTTGCGTAATCTATCAGACATTAGTCAGCGACTAAACTCACAAATGCTGGGTCTACTTCATCTGTAGGGTTAGCAGTAAAGTGTGTACACATATCAATATGTCTAGTTGCTGTTGTTGTAGCTGGTCCATAAGTTACCGTACCATCTTCAGCAGTATTCTTAACCTTTCTTGTTTCAGTATGCGGTTTATTCTCATAAGCCATAACCCCAGCTAAATCTGATATAGCATTAATTGCTGTCTTGATTGTTTCGTGTTCACTATACAAAGCTGTAGCGTAAGTAGCTATGTTACTTGGCACAGCAGTACCACCTTTAGCTGCTCTCGACCAATACCAATCTATAGCATCGTGTCTACTAGCTACTGCCGAGTTTGCTTTAAATAACATTCCAGCTTTAAGCGTGTCTACATCTCTAGCTGTTGAGGCGTATGTACCTACAACCTCTAAGCCACTTGTGTCTACAGTAAACTCACCATTCCAATAGTATTGACTATCAGGAGTGACTTCTCTGTATGCCTTTATGCCTAGTGAGGCAAGTGTTGCACTATCCTTAAAGATTGTTCTAGGATAAAGCACACTATTTATTTCAATAGATTTTGGATGCTTAATTATTTCTTTGTTAAAGTACCACATATTATTTACTCCTGTTAATTGTTATCATCTAGCATTTCCAAACTTAAAGGGTACTGAAGCAAATGCGATGTAGATGTAGTTGCTTCCATTATTGTTCATCATATTCTGAGTGGCTCTAATCTTAAAACCATTAGAAACATAATCTACATATATAGAGCCATCTTCATATTCTGAATTAGATAAATTAGGATAAAGTCTGGGTGTGTTTACATCGTTATAAGGATGTGTTTTATTATTAATCATCACCCAGTTTTCAGCAGCATCAGTTTTCTTAGCCATAATAAAAGCAGGTCTAAACCCTGTGTACACAAATGTGCCATCAGCATTACCGTTTCCAGTATATGAACCGACCTTAGAGTAGCCGTCTACAGAGTGAAAACAGTAGGCTACATAAGTATCAGTACCTGTATTTCCATTAATATCAGTATTAGTACCAACACTAAATACATCTGCTGTCGGTGCTGTGTCATTCCAATAAGTATCACTTGTAGCTTTAGCATTAGTCAGATTTAAAAATATTCCATCTGTAGCTGCAAATCCTGTATGCCAGACATACCAATTACCTGTATCGTCACCTCTTTCTTTTACAATAACCATCTCTGGTGCTTTAGATAATCCGTGACCAATAGTACCATTAACACCTGTTCCTGTATAAGTAGATATACTAAACCCAGCATCTACATTTGCAGAAGTTGCTGTTGTGTTTATAGAGCCATCAGTATTAGATGAGCCACTACCGTTTGCTTTCCAGTTCCAAGCTGCGTATGTTGCAGAATTTTCGTTTACAAAACCTGAAGTATCAGCACCCAAAGTAAATCCTGTACTTGTCCACGCTGTTAACGCATCAGCAATTGTCCACTCAACAAATGTACCATTAGTAGTAAGAATCTTGTTGTTGCCTGTAACTGAATTTTGCAAAGCGTGGTAATCAGCACCGCTTCTTTGTTTAATCCAAGTAAAGTCAGGTTGAAAACCTACTGTGATAGTTTGTCCTGTTGCACCATTACCAGTATAAAGCACAGTATTAAAATGCTCACTAGGTGTAACAGCTACATCTGGCAAGTTCTTTGTACATAAAGCTAAGAAGCCTGTAGGTGGTGTGTAATAAAAATCACCTATGTCATTACCATCTTGATTGCCTTGTGCTGTCTTGTTACTAGCGAATGAGGAGTCTTGTCCGAAGTTGACTACCCAAGCTGAAGCTTCTGTTGCCCAAGCAGGAGTGTAAGAGTTGGCAGTAGTAGATACAGTAGTGTCTGGATAACTAGTATTAAGTGTTGTACTTGAAGCGGCACTACCATTAGTCCACACACCATCCATAGCAAACCAAACCTTGCCTGTATCAGCATCAAATGCCATACTGATAATCTCACCTGAAGATATATAAGATGGAAATATGTCGGCTGTAACTACTGAGCCATTCTTTCGAGTAGAATTGTAATATACTGAAACAGCATCGCCATTAGCGTAGTTAGAAGAAGGTATATAACCCGGTATAAAGTTTACAGTTGCTGATTGCTGGTCATCCACATTATTAGTATCAGTTAATGCCATTGTTAATTTAACTCCTGAGGTAGCACACGCCTCCCAATACCATTTACCTGATGATATCGCCATAGTACCATAAACTGTCTTATGCTCATCTGCTGCAGTATTTGAACTTTTTAGATTGCCCTCCTCATATTGTATATTAGGAACATTAACAAGTGGATTAAGCGTAGCAAAGTTATTACTTGGACTATCAACCATCACATCTGACTCTGTTAGGTTATTACTTGTAAAATCATTATTGTTACCACTTTGGTCTAGCCAGTATGCGTACTCTCGTTTGTCAGCAAAAGCCATATAGATGTAAGTTCCACCAGATGTGTTAGTTCCAGCGTAAGTACTTTTAATTTGAAAACCTGTGGTAGTAAAATCAATGTTATAGTTTGGATGAGATACTTCTGCCGGACTATCGTGTGCTTCTAATATAGTGTTGTTTGGATTTGTGTTATCTCGTACATTATCCCAAATGTTCCAACCCTGACTAGAATCTGTACGCTTAATCATCAAGAAAGCTGGAGCAAATCCTAGCGTTACACTTGGTCCTGTACTTGAACCATTACCAGTATAACTTCCAAACTTACTATACCCAGTTACACTATGGAAACAGTAGGCTATGTAACTTGAATTCAATTTATTTACATCATTTTCAATTCCTACAGTAAATAGACTTGCTGTGGGTTTAGTATCATTCCAAATCCTAATGTCATCAGCAGCAGCAGCAGTCGTATTCAAAGCTACATAATCAGTTTCATAATCAGACGCTATGCCTTTATGTAATACAATCCATTGTGTTGCATTTGTTCTATTTTTAACCAATATCATCTCAGGAGCAGAACTTAGTCCGTGTCCAACTGTATCATTACTCTGTGTACCAGTATAAGAAACTATACTCTGTCCATAAGTAGTATTTGCTCTGACAGTTGAAGTAATACTTCCGTTACTGTTAGTAGCATTAGAGCCACCCATATCCCAATTCCAAGCTACATACTTTTCATTATTAGTATTTACACTTTCGTGTGAATCTAAAGAAAAGCCATCAGGGTCAAAAGATGTAATTTTGTCAGTAGCAGTATCTTGAGCAGAATTATCATTACTAAATATTTGACTACTTGTACCTCTAACCGAATCTGTAAGTTGATTCCAATCAGTTGTATCTCTATTTTTAATCCAAGTTAAATCAGGCTGAAATCCAGTACCGCCTATATACTGTGTACCACCGTTACCTCTATAAACAACCGTACTAAAACCTTCTACTGTATAGTCTTGTTTAAACGGCAGGTAGAATCCATTAGTACCATAAGTGCCTGAATACTCGATAGGCTTCCATTCACCGTATGTACCTGTTTTACCGAAGTCTGCTGGAGTTCCAACAACACCATCAAGAAAGTTTACTTCTGCTAGGTAGCCATCAAAAAACTCGTCACCTCCATAGTCACCGCAATAATGTGCAACATTGTTATTAATCTCTGTTGTTGCGTTTGCAGCAGGAGTGCTACCACTACTAAAATCTGTAAGCCTAACTCCGTTTACATAAAACATTATACGGTCTGCTGAAGTAGCAGTTGTATTCCATACCAAGATAATGTTGTACCAAGAACTTGTGTCACGAAATACTCTACTTGGAATGTAATAACTTGAACCACTTACCCATAAATACATCTTATCATTGCCATCAAAATGTATCTGTGAATTATTGTTTGCTCCAAATATAGTTTTTGGACCACCTAAATTTCCTCTCTTAACCCAACAACTAAAAGTCCAAGTAGTTCTGTTACCAGCACTAGCTGGAGTCCAACTTAAAGTAGCTGAATCACCATCTTCAAACTTTAGACTCTGCTCTAACTCGTAGTCAGTAGCACCACTAGGTATTGCAGTTGATTGTATTAATGCCATATATTAGGTGTAGATTGCCGAGTTAGTCATATAAACATTTGTACCATCTGAGAAATAAGACAGTAAGTAAGTACCTGCTGTTGATACTGTAGCTAATAAGTTAGCATCGACCTTAGTGTTAGCGTGTGCTGCTACTGTGTGTCCACCTGAGTTGATAAGAAGTATGTTTCCAGACTGTGCAACAATAGATGTAAAGGTTAGTGTGAAGTTACCTGAAGGAGTACACTTAAAGTTGTTACTAGCAGACATAGCAAATGAACCATCATTGTCTGTAGTCATTGTGCCTACTGCGTTAGCTCCTACTGTAACTGTACCTGTAGAGCTTATTAATAACCTATTAGCACTAGCAGTTTCATCTCGAATAGTCAAAGCATCGCTTTCGTCTGAACGAATCTGCATTGAATAATCCTTCGCATCATTCTTAACTCTTACTGTAGCATAAGCATCAGTACCCGAAGCCTCTACTTTAAATTCAGAATTACCAGATGTCTTTAACATATTGACATCACCAGTTAATGTACCACCAGCTTTTGGCAGAGCAGCATTAGCAGTTGTTGTTGTGCTTGTTAGTACAGCATCTCTTGTGGCAATATCAACGCCATCAAAAGTAGAGTTAGTTGTGATAGCACCAGTCATAGCACCGCCAGACTTTGGTAAGGCAGCATTTGCTGTAGTATTAGCTGTAACACCTGTGGCAATATCGGTGTTAATTGAATTGGCTAGTTTGGCTGCTGTTACTGCATCGTCTGCTATAGTTAGTGCAGTTGCTCCTGTTACATCTCCTGTGTGAGTAGCGTTAGTTACTTTAGCTGTATTAGCTGAAACAGCTGCTTCTAAATTACCTATGTTTGGAATTGCAACTGTGCCTGTAAATGTAGGACTAGCTATTGGTGCCTTTGTTGCAATAGCAGATGTGTTAGTATCTAACTGTGTACCATCTGCTGACACATCTCTACCATCTACAGTCTGACTTCCTGACATAGTAATATTACCTGTCATCTGTCCACCAGCTAGTGGTAGTTTAGTAGCGTCTGTTATTCCTGTTCTTACTGCTGTGACTGTGGATTTCTTAGAAGTACCACCATCATTAATTAATATTTCCTCACTACCTCCGAGGGTACCTTTACTTGCTAAGGCTGATACTTTAGTTGTTGCCATGTTTACTCCGTAATAATATAGTCAGGACTAGCATTGCTAGACGCTTCAGTTATAAAATATAAGCCAGTTGATTCTGTTTCTATTTCTTGTTCAGGTGAAGCAGGAGGACCTATTGGCGTAGCTGTTTGTGACCTTCTTCTAAAAAGATAAATAGGTACAAACTTCTTTTGTTTTCTAGTTAACTTATATGCCATTACTCTAGCCTGTCTAAAAGTTTTTCACGTCCAATGTTTCTACGCTGTTCTATATCTGCTAACTTATCTGTAAATTGTTCCACTAATGGAGCATAAGAAACATCTACTGGTACAACTTTTTTCCTAGTAGGAAGCCTTCCTGAATATGCTTCCGGTTCTTTAAATGTTGTTTTAGCTTTTGTATGACTATCTTTAGGTGTAGCCATTAATCCTTTTGGCTCAGGTAAAGATGACATCTCAGGTAAATCTTTTGTTTCTTTATGTGCTTTTATTTCTGCACTTGACTCTACTGTAGGTTTAGAATAACTCCTATCCTTTACTGAATCTAAGTTATCTTCTCCATTTAACATCTGGTCCAGTATGTCATGTATCTCACTTGTTTCTTCCTCAAAAGAAGCTTGTTCATTATTAAACTGTAAACCATTTTCCTCTAAAAAAGAAGCTAGTTCTTCAGGAGAACCTGTAGGATTTTCAACTTTAAATACTTGTTCAAGAATTTCATTATAAAGTTTTGCAATCTTTTGCTTTATCTTATCTAGTTCTAAGTCTAAAGCACTATCATCAAATAAATCAGCTATGTTCATAGTTCTCCTAATTAGCTAAATATAACCCCCTCATGTAGAAGGGGTTACGGTTTAACTAACTATTATCTGTCAGTTACAAAAGCGAAACCTGAAGTGTCACGCATCTCACCAACACCATAAATAGTGTCAGCAGTATACAAGTCACCTAGGTACTCTTGCATGTAAGACGACTGTGAACGTACTCCTAGTTGCTCAACTAGAGCCATTGCGTCTTTATGTAGAACTAGACCAATGTCATGTACGACTGAACCAGTAGCACACTGAGTAGTACCCATAGCGTTAGTAACATATACATCAATACCGTAGATTTGTCCAACCTTACCAGTCTTGATTGCATTACCATCACCAATGAACGCTTGCTCAGTATAACGCTGAATGCCTAACATGTCAGTGTACTGACGTGGAGTTAGAACAATTGCACGTCCGTCCTGTGGTACGTCAGCTAAATCTAGCTTTTCTACCATTGAACGAATTGCAGCGTCACCACCAGTTGTTAGTGAAACAGCATTACCAGTACCTGAACGGTCCCAGTCAGAAAGTACGCCAGCACTGTCAAAGACTTGTGCCTTATTCCAACCTGAGTTACCTGCTGTTCCGTTACCACCGTTAAGTGCTGCTGCTTTGTTAAACAAGTCTAGGTCGACCTGTGTACTTAAAGCGTAGCCAGCATCTTCCGTGTAGAACCTACGTAGAGAGCTCAATGCTTGAACCTCTGCCATATCTTCAATTAGCACTGAGTATTCATAGTGCTTGTCGATGCTTAACGCTGTGTTGCCATGAGTATCGCCTTGAATCTTTACTAGCGAGTTCTCTCCCTTTGAAGTTGCTGAACCACGTACCGGTGTTGGGATATTGATTGTATCACCCTTCTTACCTTTGTGGTTTATGCGAGTTACCAAATTAGCTAATACTAAGTTCTTTTGATAACTGGCAATGACTTCGTCACTCCACAACTCTGGAATAAAAGTTGCAGCTGTAGTGACTGTTTGGTTATTAGTACCAATTACACCTGTTGCCATTTTATATATCTCCTATATATCTTATTATTTTACCCTCCCCTCTGCGTAAGCCTCGTAGATTTCATCTTCTAAACTCTGATAACGCTTTGGGTCAGTCTGTTTTAAACGTATTAAATCAGCACGCCTGTAAATCTTTTTACCAGCTGTTGACTCACCTGAAGCTCTTGATACTCCTTCACCTGTTTTCATAGCCACATCTCTTTTGGTTTTTTTGCTTTCATTAACTTCTTTCGTCTTAGAAATCATTTGTCTTTCTTTCCAAGTCGTAAGCAGTTCATTAGCTGCATCAAAATCATAAGAGTCTGCTTCTTTATACAAGCGTTGTCTTACCTTGCTTCCATTTATCCACTCCTGAAATCCTCCGTCAGTTATGACTTGTTGGAAATCTGGATGTGCCTTTTCGAGTTGTTGGGCAGTTAAAGCAGCTTGTTGCTGTTTGTTCTGTTCCGAAAACTCTTTGAACCTAGGATGATTATCTATAATTTGCCTTACTGCTTCTTCAGGATTATCATAAAAATCTGCTGGCTCACTTGTGGTAGTCTGTTGGCTTTGTGTACTTATCTGGGATTGCAAATAAGAATCAGTTAGTTTTCTAAGTTCACCAATCTCTTGCCCTTTCCTACCTAGTTCTTTCTCTAGGTTCTCATAGGCTTCAGCTATTTCCGTTGAGGACTTACCTTGAAATTTCTTAGGAAGTTCTTGAGCTTCTGGCTCTTGAATTTCTTCCTGTTCTACTTCTTCCTCTACAGCTAATGCTTCTAAAGTTTCGTTTACTTGCTCTTCTACTGGTTCTTCTTGGACCTCAGGGTCTACAATTTTACTACTCATGCTTCTTACCTCCGTCTTTTAAGATTATGGGGGTTATAAAAATGTTAGAGCTGGTACTAATCCAGTTGTTCTAACGCTAGTTTGGTAGCTTCCTCTAAATTAATAAACATATTTAGGAAAGATACCTGACCTCTACGTAAGTGTAGAGTCTTTTCATCTTCAATGTCATAGATTTTTTCAAGTGACTCTGCTAGTTTAGTGTACTCTTCTAACAATACACGCCAGCCATCATGTTGAATCATGTCTAATCGTTGTTCTAATATTTCTCTATCTGTCATCCGTTCATTGCCTTAGACAAATTAAGTATAGTTTCTGAGTTTAGATGTTCTACTTCAGGTACATTACGTGCAGTTTCTGACTGTATACCTTTTATTCTTACCATCTTCTCAGCTAATTCTAATTGTTTCTTAGCCAGTGCTTCATTAGATGACTTATCACCTGCATCTACTTGTAGCTTCTGTGCTTCTGCGTATAACTTATTAATGTCTGCTTTAAGTTCCTCTAGTTCAAGCATAGACTTTTGCATTTCTATTTGTTTTATCTGCTCATCTTGAGGATTAGGTTGCATCATTTGGTTGATTGCTTGTACTAATTGTGTTCTATTTGCTAGTGATGAGTTCTCAAATATACTCATTAAGATAACATAGAACGCAGGAGAACCTTGTGGAGTCATAGATAACAACTGTACCATCTGTGTTGTTTCTAATTCCTTAGCCATAATACCTAGACTACTGTAAGGTTTAAACTTAAAGTCTACTGCTGGATATCTTTCGTTATCAAACTGTATCCTTCTATATAAAGTTTTATTAATCATAGGAATCAAGAATGAATCTTGGAAATTCATTAGTGTTCTCTTCTGACGTTTAATAGATGCTGCTTGGAGCATTGACATACCACTAGCAGTTCCATTCCGAGGATTGGAAAAGTTACTGTTAGCTGTGTCCATAGCACCAGTACCCATCTGAACCATACGTTCTAGCTCTGCTGCTTCGGTAAAGGTCGACTGGGATAGACTACCAAAGTTCAGTGGCATTAGAACGGATTTAGGGTCACCATTAGTGAGGATAGTCTTACCGGGACGGACATCGAATTTCGTTCCACGTGGTAGACGAGTGGCATCTAAACCCATCATTGGGTGTGTCGTGAGTGCTAAGGCGTCAATACGAGCTCTCAGTTCAGCATCTAAAGCTTTCTGTGGATTAAATCCTTTTTCAGCTACACCCCTACCCCAGAACTTCGAGGGTACCCTGTCATTTTGATAGGAAACAAACGGTCTATCATTTAACATGTATGGGTTTTCTGCTGCTCTTAGTACGCAATCATCATTAGCAATTGTAACAACAGCTTCGACTAACTCATCATCATTGTAATCAAACTGGTCTACACTACTTGAGTTACCACTAAGAAATCTTTTAGGAACTAATCCCCAATATTCTACAATCTTTACTTTGTCATCTTCATCAGAGTCACTAAACTCTTCATCAAAGCCAAAGTCTGCTTTGTCATAACTACCTAATGGCATATCATTGTATATACCATCCTTCATTCCCTTAGTAATCATGTATTTAGGTTTGATTACTATGTGGGCGACACCTAATGCTTCATCTATTGTAGCAGCTGTAGGGTCAATAACAAATTCTTTTGGTGATACTGATTCTAACTTAACACATGTGTAAGGTATTTCCTGTGTTTCAGTCATAGTAGTCATAGTACCCGGAATAGGTACCTCAGTTGCTACCATTTCCATTTTATCCTGTACTAATACCTTACCAATACCTGTACCAAATATGGCACCGTTAAGTAAACACTCTGCAATAGCGTCCTTAACTCCATCCTTTGTTAAATCTTCATGGAGTAAGTTACGTATGTACTCTGCGTCTTGTTTGTTTTCGTCAAGGATGTCATCTTCTAGGTCAAACCAACGGTTACCTCCAAAGATTGCTTCCTCTAATTCTGCTACTGTGGCTTCAATAGCCTGTGATGTGGCTGGAGAAATTAGTTTACTCTTCTCTGACTGCCTTGTTCTGTCATCGTTTGCCCAAATACCACGCCATAACCTGTAATATTCGTCCCACTTAGACATATAGTTAGAGTTTCTGTGGTCCTCCCACTGGTCTACTCTATCTAACACCCATTCTCTTAACTGACTGTGTGGACTATCTAGGTAATCTTTCTCATCCATAAATTAATATCCTGCTATTGCGTCCATTGGTTCCCATTCATCTAACTCTATGCTGCCTGCGTAGTCTGCTACACTAACTTGGTCTATATATGCAAGACTATCCAGTAAATCATCATGGCTAAGAGGGGAAGGGAAGTCCATCATTTGGGAAATAAAGTGGTCATTCCAACTTGCCTTTCTAAATTTTATCTTACCATGCTCTAGTCGTCCTTGCAGCGACCATGTAATTCTATCTATCTTTCTTTTACCGCCATGAGTTACATCTGTTATGTTAACCCACCTACCGTTTGTTCTCATCTCATCTTCGAGATAAGGCATGATTGCGTTCTTTAACGCTCCGGCTTCAATTCCGACAGTAGTTGCTTGACTTTCAATTGCAGCCTGTAATATTTTATAAGCAGTTTCTTTAATACCCCATCTACCATGATATATATCCTTTACTAACCATTCATCATTAACAATCTTAACTACTGATATTGCTGTTTCGTCTAACTTACTAGACTTTAAACCTCTTTCTTTACTTGCTGCTTCAAATCCTGCTGGGTCTACTGATACTACATAGTGACCTATTGTACCTTCCGCAAAGTCTGCCTCATCATCGACGTACTTAATCCATTCTTCCTTAAAGATTCCTCCACTGAAGGACTCAAAGGTGGCTTCAAATTCCTGTCTAAAGGCTTGAGTAGACATTGTGCTCTTTGCAGCAGCGATTTCTTTGGGGTCCAGTAATGGATTGTCCGTAGAATTAAATTGAAATGCTTGCCAGTCATCGTCTTGAAGTGCTTCTATGTATAGTTTATAAAAATGATTCTTTCCTGCAGGAGTACCAATAAACATAGCACCACCTTTTACATCTGCAAGAGTAGGTCTTAAAATCATTTCCCACACTTCAGGTTTCATACTAGCATATTCATCGAGCACTACGTACTCTAATCCTACGCCCCTCAAAGTATCTGGTCTATCTGAACCTTTAAGGTATATCTTTCTGTCGTTGACTAAAGTTAACACTGCTGTGTTTTCGTGAGCAGCTTTTATAACATCCTGCCCTAACTCCTTTAGCATACCCCACATAATATCTTTTGATTGTTGGAATGTGGGACCAACGTAAAACACGTCTTTGCTTTTGCTTTGTAGTGCTTTGATTAATAAAACCCAAGCAGCTAACCTTGACTTACCAAATCTTCTTCCTGCTGAAATAACTTTAAAACGAGCCGGAGATTTAAATATCTCCATCTGAGCATCGTGGAGAGAAACTTTAATATCAGCCATTAATCGTCTATAGCTTCTATTACTTCACCTTCAAAGGTAGCTTGTTCCTCTGCTTCTTGCTTTTCTATAGCCTTTACGGATTCAACAATAATATTTATTCCTAAATCCTGGTGTTCATGTTTTATTTCAACAGCTTTATGTGCTGGAACAATTCTATCCATGCACATCTTTAAACAATGTCTATCACCTTTTAAGGCTAACTCAATAACCTTGTCCACAATCTCTGGACCTCTTGCTGATAATACTTCTCTGCTTAAAGCTGTATATTTGTTTACTGAACCTACGGGTCTGCCTGCTGGATTCAATGATGGCATGCCCTTGTATAAATTGGGATTACCTGATTTCTTCTTTGTTTCCTTTGGCATACCTTTGTCCTGTTAAAAAAGGGAGGTTCTATACCCCTATTATACCACGCTTTGCTGCACATTGCAAGAACTTTCCCACAAATAGCCACAAATTGTACCTTTGGATTAGTAAATTTGTAATTACATCGTAGGTCCAAATCCTGTTTCATGTGCTATTGAGCTACACCGGTGTGCGTGCGTTTTGCCATTATGGGCCCCGCCTTTGCTATACGTGGCAAAAAGTGGCAATGACTGGCAATTCATGGCAATGGGTGGCTAAGGGTGGAAAATTGGAGATAAAAGAGGGTGTGATTGTAGTTTTTTAGTCAATTTACATAAGACTCTTATGTGAATTTTTAACTATCTTAATAATTCTTTTTGAATAACACTAAATAATCTGGTAAGATATACACTATCCAATAAGGATAAGACACCCAACATGGGTACATAACAATAATAATATAAGGAAATAATATGAAAAACGTTAAAACAGTAAGACCAACAGCAACGTCACTAATAGGTAAGAAAGTTTTTGCCATGATTAATAATGAAGCAACACTAACCAAAGAAGATAAGGATTATTTAATATCGTTATATATAAGCGAAAAACAATCAAGCAACCAACAGGCATTGATTGATAACCTTATAAAGAACGATACTAAATATAAGAGCACTATAACAAGGCGTGCAACGTTCCTAAGGGATAACGGGTTAGACAAAGAGCTTAACAAACTAAAGGCTCAAGTTAAGACTGGCATGGATAAACTTAATAAGAATTATTCATTACAGGGGTTAGGCACTGGTAAAGATAAGGATGGCAATTTTAAGCAAAAGCCTACAATTGGAGTCAAGAAAGAGTCCAAGGGTGGAAAGACTCCTAAAACACAAGCTGAAAAGGTTAATAAGGAATTGAAGAACGATACAAAATCTTATAACCTTGATGAAATGAAAGAGATAATCATGGAAAGAATAACACTTGATGAAGCTCAAGCGATATTCGATTATGTTGCTAAGAGAGTTACAAAAGCAGCTTAACCACTAACCACCAAAACAGAAAGACCCGTCTACATGGCGGGTTTTTTTGTGCCTGTAATAAAATCAACTATCTATATACCTATATAACTTGATACCTATACAGGGTATTGAGAGCTCCATATACTCCATTTAAGGCGTTATTATATATTAACCCTTATCAACCCCTTACCTATAAAATAATCTCATTGAATAGATAGCTTGTTGGAGCTTAGAGCTTGACATCTACATCTATTAATGGCATAATGTATCTAAGCGTGGAGAATTGTGTTTGATAGTTTTTAAATCTACATAAGACTCTTATGTGAAATTAAAACTAAATAGAGAGGTATTAAAAATGTACGATACACATGCTATGGAAATTTCTGAGCATGCTTTAAAAACCCCTGAAGGGCTAACATCAGTTATTAGATTTACTTTGTGTACTATTCAACAAAGTTTATACAGTTGTGAAAATCAAATAGCTGATATAGAAAAGCATGGATTTAAATCTAGGTTTCTAAAAAATAAAATGAAAGCTAAGGGTCTTAAATATGCCATGGATAATCAAGTAAAATTATTCTGGGATGTTCAAGAATTAAAAAAGCAATCTCTAACTGAAGTTGATACAGTTGTTAAAGCAGTTAGATTGTTTAATCAAATACCAAACTTAGGAATGGTAAAGGCTTCATTTGTATGTCAAATGCTAGGATTTAATGTAGCCTGTTTGGATAGTCATAACTTAAATAGGCTTGGATTAGATGTAAAGGATGTATCATTGCCTAAAGGATTGGGAGAAAAAACTAAAATTAAAAAAATAAAAGCCTATGTACACTTGACACAGAAAGAGGGTAGTGTATACTGGTGGAACAGTTGGTGTGATTATGTAGCTGATAAAGGTGGAGCTAATAAATTACTGCCAACTGGTGAAGAAGTAAGTGCATTCCATGTGGGATGTGTAATAAGATAATCTACATAAGAGTCTTATGTGGATTTAATAATAATAAAAGACTGGGAGGTCATATGAAAAATATATACTTAGATAGTAGAACACCAAAGAACAAGTTTTTCCATTTCAATATCTTAGGTTTTAAATTTAGAATTAAAACTTATAAAAGATATACTAAGAAAAGATTTGATATCTATACAGATAATCAAGGTCTAGGATTAAACTTTAGTAGAAGATATTTTAAATTATATAGGAGCTAGTAATGAATATAATAGATATGGATAAAGGTTTTTATGAAGGCATAGAGGAAACTATTGTAAGTGGTTTAATGTATGGTTGGTTTGATAAACATGTAGCACAAAAAATTGCTAAGTGTTATGGCTTACCTAGATACTTGCTTTTAAACTGGGATAGTGTTGAGATAGGGTTCTTTGATGAACACTCAGCAGATGAAATTGATACTGTGTTTGGCTTAGAGTCTGATTATCCAAAGGAGAAGGTGTAATGGCTAACTATAAATATGAAGTAATAACAGACAATGAAGTATCAGTAGATTTTGATACTATTGAGGAAGCTCATAGATACAGAGATGAGCTTGATAAAACAAACCAGTATGATATAATTACTGTCAAGAGATACTGGTACATGGACGAACTTATAACACAGGAGGATAACAATGAGTAACAATAGCTTTAGAGAAGTAATGAAAGGCTTTAACTGGCAACAGGCACAAGCCAAGGACATGCAAGAACTAGAAGATAGACATGACTCAGATGAAGAAGAAATATTAGAGGAACAAATACGTATGAGGAATGATGACTTGCGTGATGAGTATAGAGAGCGAGGACTAGACCCTCGTGATTTTTGGAGCGAATGATGAACCTAACAATATATACAAGTGATGTAAGAAACTTTGATGAGGAAGTGGATAAACACTTTGATGTTAAAGACTGGCATGGTTCTGGATTGTTTGACAAAGATGATAGGCTTTCTTTAGATAACTACAAGTATGGACTTGAACCTTACACATATATCAGTATAATGGTGGATATGCAAGAACAAATTAATGAACTAAAGGAGATACTAAATGCCAAACCCTAACAATAATATGAACATGTATAACCAAGCATTGCAAATCAATAGAGATTTAAAGAAAGAAAACGACAAGATGAGAGATGTCTTAGTGTTTTCAATACAGGTTTTAGATGGTGAGTTTAATAAAGAAGTTCAAAGCAAAGATAATATAATTGGTTTGATTAGACATAAAATAGATGAGGTGTTAAATGGCAGACATTAACGGAATAGAAAGAACTTATGCTAACAAAGGTGAGTATGATTGGGAAGGTGGTGAGGTAGATGAGCCACAGTTATACAATTATAAAGTAGATGTTAAATGGACAGGTACCATAGCTTCATTTAACATAGTGGCTGAGAGCCAACAGGAAGCTGTTCTAGTGGCTAATAAAAAGTTAGACATGGATAGCAATGGGTTAATACATTTTGATGTGGAGAAACAACAATGAAGGCAATGAAAACAACAGTAAAATATACAAAGAAAGATAAAGTAATTATAACTATGGATATGGAACACTATGAAAAACTATGTGATGGTTATAATAAACTTAGACGAGCTTGTAATATGATGATGGAAACAAATGATTTATATCTAAGTGACATGAGAAACCTTGATGATTTACAACATGAGATGCAATTCTTAGGGTTTGTAAGAGGCGATAATTATTGGAGTGATGTTACTATTCCTACTGGAGATAAATAATGAGATGCAGAGCATGTAACAAACAACTGAACGATAACGAGTCAGTGTATAAAGACAATGAAACAGGTGAGTATTTAGATATATGTAACAACTGTATCCGTAAGAGCTATGCAAGTTTTGACTTGGAAGGTGATGATGATAGAAAATATGTTGAAACTTTGTTTACAAATCTTTAAAAGTATGTTATAATATTATTATAGATATATATAAAGTAATAAAGGTTAAGTAAAGGTTAATAAAAGATAAAGATATTAATAGCCATTATGGTGTCGTGGCTGTTAATAATTTTCAAGACACCAATGAGGATATAATTATGGCAGTAGCAATCGGTGAAGCACTATACCCCGCTCTTTTTGAGCCTAAGGTAGATAAATACACACCAACACCCGGAGTTTATTCAATAGACTTAAAGGTAACTGATGAAGAAAGGGATAGACTAATAGCATCTGGGTTAAAACCAAAACAAAAAGATGCTAATGTGTTTGTGTTTAAGCGTAAGCCTATCACAGCTAAAGGTAACCACATGCCTGCACCTACAGTAGTAGATGAGAACAAGCATGGTTGGGATAGTGCAATTAAGATTGGCAATGGTTCGCAGGTAAAGGTGGCATACTCTACTTACGAACACCAAGCGACTGATGTTTATGGTCTTGGTAAATCTTTAGATGCAGTACAGGTGGTGAGCCTTGTTGAATACTCTGGTGGTGGCAATGCCATCGATGAGTTTGATGCAGTAGCTAAAGAGGTTGATGAGTTCTAACCACATAAGACTCTTATGTAACTTATTTGTACATTAGTACATCTTACAGGTTGAGCAGTACCAATGGTGGAAGTCCAATAAACTGCTCATTACTAATTTAACTGGGATAGATTATGGAACAGCAAGATGGCACCTTTGTCCAACATGAACCATGTCCAGAGTGTGGCAGTAAAGATAACCTAGCAAGGTACTCTACTGGTCAAGGATATTGTTTTGGATGTGGACATTGGGAAGGACCTAACGGTCAGAGTAAAGCTGAACCAATTATAGAGGATAAGAGTATGGAATTATTTACAGGTAACAGTGGTGCCATAGTAGATAGAGGTATCAACGAGGATGTAGTACGAAAGTATGGGGTTACCTTACAGTATGGAGAGGATGGTTTAATCAAGAAGCATTGCTATCCATACCATGATGCTGACAATGGTGAGCATCTAGGTAATAAGGTACGGACTGTTGAGTCTAAGGACTTTCTATATGATGGTAACAGTAAAGATGTAGGACTATTTGGAGAGAACATATTCAAGGGTGGTGGTAAGTACATCACAGTCTGTGAGGGCGAGCTTGATGCAATGAGTGTTCACCAAATGTTCGGTAACAAGTACGCATCAGTCAGTCTACGCACTGGCTCTAAGGGTGCGAAGAACGACATCAAGCGTAGCCTTGAATACCTAGAGTCATTCGACTGGGTAGTGTTGTGCTTTGACACAGACAAGGCAGGTAAGGAAGCGACCAAGAGTGTAGTAGATTTGTTCTCACCTAATAAAGTTAAGGTGTGTAACCTGTCACTCAAGGATGCTAACGAGATGCTACTAGCAGGTAAGATTAGTGACTTCACCAGAGCATGGTGGGATGCTAAACCTTACAGACCTGATGGTATTGTAGCTAGTGAGGACACATGGAACATATTGACAGAGGAGATACGTGTTGAGTCTGTTCCTTATCCTTGGGCAGGCGTTAATGATTTAACTTATGGCTTCCGTAAGGGTGAGCTTGTAACTATTACAAGTGGCTCTGGCATGGGTAAATCTCAAATGGTCAGAGAGCTGGAACATTACTTGCTCAATGCAACTGATGAGAACATAGGTATCTTAGCTTTGGAGGAGAGCGTAAAGAATACTACGCTAGGTGTTATGTCCATTGAAGCTAACAAACCATTGCACCTCAACATGCAAGATGTAGATGACAGTGAGCTTAAAGGTTACTGGGATAAGACTATGGGCAAAGGTCGTGTGTTTATGTATGACCACTTCGGTAGTACCAGTGAGGATAACTTACTCTCTAAGGTACGCTATCTAGCTAAAGGTTTGGATTGTAAGTGGATTGTACTGGACCACCTGTCTATCGTAGTCAGTGACCAAGAGGTACTTGATGAGCGTAAAGCTATTGACAGTATCATGACTAAGTTACGACAGCTCGTACAGGAAACAGGCATAGGCTTATTCCTTGTTTCTCACTTGCGTAGACCAATGGGTAAAGGTCATGAAGAAGGTGGACAGATAAGTCTATCAGAGCTTCGTGGTTCAGCCAGTATTGCACAGCTCTCCGACATGGTGATTGGCTTAGAAAGAAATCAACAAGCAGAGGACGCTGTTGTTCGTAACACTACAACACTCAGAGTCTTAAAGAATAGATTCAGTGGACTCACTGGTCCTGCATGTTCTCTACATTACGACAAAGAAACTGGTAGAATGAAGGAAACAGATTCAGTGGGAGAATTTTAATGAAACAAATTATACTAGACATAGAAGCTAACGGTCTTAGACCTGATACTATATGGTGTATAGTTGCAAAGGAGGTAGAGTATGGAACTACTAATGTATTTATTGGCGAAGATATTTTTGAGTTTGCTGATTGGGTACGCCTTAATGGTGTTACTCATATTTGCGGGCATAATATTATTGGATATGATTTACCCGTACTGGAAAAGATTACGGGATTCAAATGGGAAGGAGCTGTTCAAGATACGCTAGTCATGTCCAGACTTGGTCATCCTAATAGAG